AAATTTTGTAGATTAAAAAATAGTTCTTATATTTGCAATATAGAAATGAAATAAATACTACCTTATTAGAATAGTTTAAAAAGTCTTGAGGGTCTATTTGAAAAGGTAATAAAAATAATAAATAATAAAACTTTCAAGCAATTTAATTATGAAAAATCAAATTAATAACGTGAATGTAGAAAAAGCAAGTGCAAACGCAAAAGCAAATAGTTTAATTGCTTTAGACGTATTGAAAAGCGTAAAAGAAAAAAACGCGGGACTTTTCAAAACATCTTTAGGGACAAAAACAGAAATTTACAAAAAAGAACTTTTTGAGGGTGCAAACGAAAAGCAAATCAAATCGTTACGCAAAAAGTTCAGAAATGTAACTTTCAATTTTCTTTCCACGATTGCAAACAAGGCAGATAAAAAACTAATTGAGGGCTTTATAGACTTTTATAAACAAGTCTATGTTTTAAATGACTTTTCTTTTTCTTCGATTGCAAGCGAAAATACAAAAGAAGAAAAGAAAGAGGTATTAATAAAAGGTCTTGAAATTGTGAAAAAATCAATGAAGTAAAACAAAATCAGATAAGGAGTAAAATTTTACTCCTTATCATAAAAATAAAATTATTATGTTATTAATTTTGTTTGTTATCTTATTAGCTGTTTTTGTTAGTGCTTTATATGTAGTTTATATTCTTTTAAAATCAAATCATAGAATAATATCTACTATTATTGACGTACAAACTTTTCAATTAATTAATGTAGAGCAATTTCTATTGATTGAACAAATAAGCATGAATTATTTAAATGAAGTTGAATATACAATTTAT